ATAATCGGTGCCTTCTTTGTTAATGCCGGGCCTGAACTCGACCTTCGTAATCGGCATGGTTCATGCCAATCTGATGATCGCGCCAGTAGCGGTTGCGGCAGGAAAAACCACAGTGAAATCGCCAGCCGTGCTTGATTTGTCAGAACCAAAGTCGATTGCACAAACGGCTTTATTACTCTGGCTTGAGTTGTAAATTAAACATCCTCTTGCGGTCACAGTGGCTGTACTAAATGTAAGATCGGAAAAATCAACCACAGCAGTTGTAGAACTTGCCACAGGCGTTATGTTTGTCAGACTTGCCCCTGCGGCTGTATAGTTCGTGCCGCTTGATTCTCCCGTGGTCACATAAACTGTTGTACTAGCGCCCAGTGTTGCCGAACTTGTATATAAAGCAAGTTTGAATGTATTGCCACTAGAAGCCGTAAAATTGTGAGTGCCAGTTAGCACTTGTGTTTTAAATGATGTTGCGATAGCACT